CCTGATGATAGTGACCGTGGCAGTGCCTTGTGGAAGAATTTGACGGTAGAGCATGCACCATTGCATGTTACACCTGAACACATAGAAATCGTCTCAGCCTTTGAGAACGGTGAACCACTGCCAACTGACATTGTAGTAGACAACTCGGATGAAGCACCTATGTGGACAACATCACAAGCGGCACCCACCGTCACTGTGTCTGACGATTCAGGACAAATGGTAGTGATGCCCGAAGGTCCGTTTGACAAGATGCTTTTCAGCGGTGGTCGTGTAAAGAAAGAAAGTATGGATTGGGACTTTGACCCAGTGCGAAAGCCTATCTTTGTAATGCATGAAGAAGGTGTGCAGACTACTGTCGCTAGGGCTAACAATGAACTAGGCGAACCAATCGCTTATGCAATTTTCAACCCGTTACATAAGAGTGAGAAGCGACCTGCTGGCGCTTATCTTGGGACATTCAGCCCTACATATTACCCAATGCCATACCGTAAAGGGTTTGGACCTGTGTTAGAGATGTGTGCAGAGAAAGGTTGGCCTGCTCAAGTAATTGCTTGGAACGAAGGTAAAGCCGCTGCTATGTTCGTAGATGCAACTAAGAGTATCGATTGGGATGACGCAGGGGCTTCGCTAGGAGAAAAGTGGCAAAGGAGAGGTTTCAAAAACGAGGGAGATTACAGAGTTGGATTCATAATTTACAACAGTCTCGATGGTTCTTCAGCATATAAAGTGCAAGCAGTTTGTGAAAGATTGAAATGTTCTAATGGACAAGTTGTAGGACAAAGAGCAAGTATAATCAACATGAAACACACTGTCAATCAATTAGGTCAATATGACTTCGATGGATTAGCGGTGAAGATTGAGGCGGTCTTAGAAGAAGCCGCTAGAGAAATCATTGTAACTGAGAACATGAAGGATATTACAGTAAATCGTGATATGTTTGAAAAACTCATGACAATCTGTGAGCGTAAAAAACTCATTTCCAAGCCCACAATCAAGCGAGACGATGACGGTAATGTTACTAGCATCACTCGTGGTCACATGTGGAGAGTCATGGGTCAAGGTTGGACACACTCTAAAGAAAATTGGGTCAATGTCGATAATGAGGACAGGCACTCACTTTACCATGTTTACAATATATTGACAGGAGCGCTTACCCACAAACCAGTTTGGACAAACGGTAAGGATACATTAGAAGGCTCCAAGTTAAACTTCAAGACACTCACTGACAGATTACTCACAGTTCACAGTGTGCTCGGTGACATTACTAGCAGACATATGGACGGTAAATCGATTGAGAGCCAACTTGAAAAGGTTCCAATGTTCAGCGAGATACTACACTGAGGAATAAATATGACAGAGGGAGACATGACACCTGAAGAAGCAGCGCTAAACATACTTGAAAGGTTACGAGACGGGGGAGTATGGCAACCAGCCGGACTAGGTTTGACTTATGTCCGTAGTGGGGAAAAGTCCATCAAGTTAGTAGAGCAAGAAAATAACCCTACCAGTGCTCAAGCGAGGATACGCATGAGAATACTGATAGAGGGATTAGATTGGGTAGTAGATGAAAGCGAAGCATCCTTGATTGAGGTTCAACATCTGAGCCCACAAGAAAGACACATGCAGGAAATGATGATGCGTCAAGAAATGGCACAAGGTTGGAAATGTGAGTGTGGGACACCTTTGTCAGCCTTTGACCTTGATTTCTGTAACTGGGTAACAGACGGGCAGAAAGAAATGATGATACCTGACGGAACCATCGAAGTAGTTGAAGATTGGCGTGTGATGATTGAGTGCCCTACCTGTGGTAAGGACACAGCGATGGAGCCTTATGATTATGCTCTGCTCGCTGGCGACGAAAGCATGGTAGTATATGATACTGGTAAAATTAAGTATACCGCTTTGACTAGACCTGAGATTATAGAAAGGATAGACAAAAGAGACGGGGCATCTGACATAATAATACTGGGCACATTTTGTGCATTCAATGGAGATTTATTGCCTCCTCATGTAAGAGGAGCAGTGGTTACTTTCAAATCATCAGATGAGGAGGAGTGAAGATGAAGATAAAAATGGTATCAATCAACGGAGTTCCAACTAGGGTGTTGGCCGTAAAAGAAGATGACCCCACTTTCCCATGCGAGAACTGTGGTAAGCCTGCATACGACCACCCTTTATTGGCTAAAGAAGATAAAGACTGGTGCTTGAATTGCAACGATGATGAGTTCAGAAGTAATTTATCAATACACGAAACTAATCAATGGGTATTCAAACAGTTGGCAGCAGGTAAAGCGGTAATAGTGGTGAGAGAATGAAATGTTTAGCATGTAAAAAAGGAACTTTGAAATTAGCGAATTATGACAATGGTAAGAGAACTTATGCAAAGGCACACCCAAAGGGGTTGTTAGTTTGCGACAGTTGTGGTTATAAGGAGGTTATATGATGAACATATTCGTATTAGACTTAGACCCTGAAAAAGCAGCGCAAGCGATAGACTGTGTAAGAGTGTCGAAGATGGTGACAGAATCAGCACAGATGATGGCATCAGCCCTGCGTAGGCATGGTGCTACTGATGAGCAGATGCCACTTACCAAGTCAGGGACTCCTTACAAAGGAGGCTACGCTCACCATCCATGCACAGTATGGACTGGTGACCGCAGAGAAAACTTTGACTGGTTAGCCAATCATGCTATCGCATTGTGCAGAGAGTATAGGAAGCGTTTCGGAAAGACACACGCCTGTCAAAAACCAATCCATACTATGTCGCACACAGGTTACCTTTTCAATGGTCACTGTCGCAAAGGTATGTCTACATTCGCTCAGGCCATGCCTGATGAATACAAAGATGAGGATGCGGTCAAAGCATACAGGGCTTACTACAAATCAAAGGTAGACAGTCCGGGTGGTGTGCATTACAGACACACAAATCCGCCCGATTGGTGGGAGGTGACGGCGTGAAAGACAAGTGCCTTTGCGGTGCGTGGTTTACGCATGTTCAAACATGTGATAGGGATGATTGTAGAAACAAAGAAGATGTGGAGGTGACGGCATGATAAAAAAGAATAGTAAGGTTAAATGTTGGGTTTGTGAAAAGCCGTTGTTTACTCACCGACTATCAAAAGATGTAAAAAAGTGGCATGTTGAGAGAAATAATTTGACTGAAAAGCAAGCGAAGGAAATCAAGTATGCACATCATATTTATTGGCACAGGAACCTCTGTTCTCATCAGTGTCTAAGACTATGGGAGAATGACCCTGCTTTTCAAAATGTGGAGGTGACGGCGTGACACTTGAAATAACAGGGTGCGAAAATTGTAAGCGGTTTTGGTTGAAGGGTGAGGATTTTTGTCACGATTGCGGGCATGAGTTTGAAGAAAGCGTAGAGGTGACGGCATGAATCGCTACCGTTTACAAGATTTAGATTGGCTTGCTAGAGAGCACATGGATTGCATTACTAAGTGGGATATAGATGGTCCTGTTGAAATGCAATTAGTATTTGGTCGTGATGGTAAAATAAAGTGCGCTTGTTGTGGCGTGGAGGTGACGGCATGAGTCATGAGTGTAAGCATGAAGTATGGTGTATGGATTGCGCTGACTGGTGTTGCCCTTGTGGAGAAGGACGTAAATGCGTGGAGGTGACGGCATGATTACAATAATATTAACACATGATGATGAAATATTGAAAGTATTAGACAGTAAAGGTAACGAAATTGAATATCTTGTGGAAGATACTTACCACATGGAATGCTCAACCGCCGGTTGCCCCGGTTGCGAATTGGAGGTGACGGCGTGAGCAGATGGATAGAATATAGAGTGCATTGGGGTGTGGATGGTGATTCACACGACTCCTTTACTTACACTGGTAAAGAATGGCGCAAGTGGAAGCAACACATAGGTGAAGAAGGAGTCCAATGGATTGAAAGAGTGATTTGCACTGACGCAATGCCATACCCTTACGAAGAATATGAAATACTGTGGGAATCCGAAGAATGTATCAAAGCCGACCCGTCTAGGAAAGAGGTGACAGTATGAGACACAACGACGGCTCAAAAAGTTTCAAGACATCAAGTGTTCCGAGCAAGGCGTGGCAAGCAGCAGGTGCATACGGTGCCACGATAAAAAGAGAAAAGAGGCCCGATGTATTTGGTGACGAAGCGTGGCATTGGGTTTTAAGAAATCCCGCAGGTGAAGTTTTAGAGGCAGAGAAAACATGGGGAAATATGCTAAAGCAACTCATGTGGTTAGCCGTCATGTGGTATGAGGATAGGGTGAAAGCATGAGCGAAGTAAGAGAGATGCCATACTACGGTGAGTTCATCGGGGAGTGATACCTTGAGGGGCTTTGAGCAAGAGATACGCTGGAGAACACCGGCCACTTCAGTAAGATGGAGAGGAAAGGCTGAGATTGTCATGACCCTAAATACTCCATATGGTGGGGCAGAGTCCAAGATAGATATTCGCACTAGAAGAACACACGAGCACCCTAAAGGAGAGGGCTTCACTAAAGAGGGAGTGAGGCTTACTCTTGAGGAGGCACATACATTGTCAAAGGCAATCCAACATACCCTCTCGGAACTGAGGGAAACAGATGCTACTGGCTGAAGCAGCGCAAGTCTCCGAGAATCTAAGGAATCTCTATCGTAACTACATGACCGACGCAAATAATCGGTCTACTCATTTTAGAGAATCAGTAGATATTATCAGACAAGCGGTTAGAAATGCAGAGGAAGATTTGAACCAATTGATTGAGATATTCTACCCTGAATACTCTCGTTACCCAAGGCAGTTCGTATCATTCAGAGAACTCAGAGATGATGTTTGTAAGAAGTTATCTATCTCTCCTCTAGTGTGGGATGAAGCGTTAGCAGGTAAGCCGATGGTTCCTCTACTTGCTTTAGAATCGCCTGAATATGGCGGTAACGGTTTAACTATCAAACAAGCGATGAACTTGATGGCTAGAATAAAAGACGAAGGGTTTCTTGAGATTGCTGGCAAACTGAACGAGAAAGAAGCACTGTTGTTTTGGTCTAGGGCTACTGGTGAAAGACCACCCATGCCAATGAATAGATTCATACAACTAGTTTCTTACATCAAGGACGGCTTCGCTCAGAGCCTCAAGTCAGTCAATATCATGTTACAGACCATGACTCCTTCTGAAATCATACAGAGGATAATGGCTACTGAAAAGGATTTAGAAATCAGAACCATGCAGCCCGGTCAGCCCTTTGTTGGCCCTGTATACAAGGCGTGGGATAAATTAACCACACCTGCTGATGTATACGCTGAAGTGATTACATATCCTAGGCAGTATTTACACATAACTGAATTTCCAAAAGGGACCTTCAAAGGAGTCCTTTACAACAAGCACAAACAAATCATGGGTAAACCGATACAGTTACCTTATACTAAAACAGAGGCGATACTTGAGGTAGAGGTAGAAGGTCCCATTATCAAAAGCGTCACGGATGTTTTAGCGATAGGCGAAGATTGGAACATATACAAACTACCCTACAAGGACAGAGTGTCTCAATTGCAGGAATTGCATTTTACAGTCCCAACAAAAACTGGCATGTTCATACCAGTGTCCACAGATTTCAATCATTATTTACAAAGCCTTGAGCAAGGTCAGAGACTGAGGTTGACTAGTGCAGGTCCTATTGAACTAGGAGGCACAGGTGGCTGGACCATTCTCAAAGACGCATTTCATTTACACTTATTAGTTACAGCAATCAAACGCAACGAAGAATATCAAACTCAAGTTAGGGTGTCAGCAATGGATGGATACGAAACTTACGAAGTCGGGCAGTTAACATTAAGTCAGACTATTGCACAGCACAGCCGTCAGCGCCTTGCTCAACAGGGAGTGCTAGTCGGACAAGACTGGATACCAGTGGACGAATATGCATTAGTTATAGTGGTGGAGATGAAAGAGTTCTCCCTCAATAACCTGTCACTGACGGACGGAGAAGTCAAGTATCTCGACGATACATTAGGATATGGAAATGTATCTCAACTGACTGATATGATAGAAATGAGTGACTGAAGCCTTCCCCTTAAATACCGATAACAAAGATAACATGGTGATTCCGATGAACTTGAGAGAAAAGTATAGACCTACTACTGTAACTGACATAGTAGGGCACTCCGACTTTATCAAATCAGCATCATCTTGGAACATCGACACTTGTCCATCCAACATCTTGTTGGTTGGTCCACCGGGAGTAGGTAAGACTAGCGCCGCTTATGCTTTGGCAAGTGACTTACAAGGTGAGTTTTTCGACCCAAGCAACTTTACTATTACTAATGCCTCGGACGATAGAGGTATAGATTATATTCGTGAATTAAAATCAATCAGTAAGCAGAAGGGGTTAGGAGTTAGTCGTAGGGTTATATGCTTAGACGAAGCAGATAGTTTCACTACCCCCGCTCAAAAGGCACTTCGCCAAGTGATGGAAGAAAGTCACAAGAGCACCATATTCATATTGACTGCTAATGACATAGGGCCTATTCACAATGCTATCAGAGACAGGTGCCTGACTTTTCATTTCAAACCAATTGATGCTCAAGAAACGAGTCGATTGCAATCCATCATAGATGTTGAAAGCATGCCCTCGGCATGGAAAGACCAATTACCTAACCTTATCAAATTCACTAATGGAAGTTATAGACAAGCCATTGACATACTTGAGGGCCTTCCCAAGGATGACAGTGCGCTCATGGAGCATCTCAGGAGAGACACCGCATATCTCAACAAGGCGGCTCTCAACCTGATGGGGAATGACTTCCCAATGCTTACGGCTTTCTTGACTCAAGCCTTAGAATCGGGTCAAAGTAGATTCGGAGTGCTTAAAGGACTCCGCTATCGTGCCAAACCGTTGATGGAAAGCGAAAGCGACTGGCACAATTTCATGCTCACTTATGGCGAATTTGTTATGCTGGCTACACAGTGGCCGGATGATGATGTGTCATTTGTGGAATACTTTGTAGCAAAACTAAAGAAAAACATGGAGGAGAAAATATGAGTGAAGGAAAAACATGGCCGGAAGATGTGATAGAGAGAATGAAGGGATACGCTGAGCGATTGGGTATTCAGACTGGAGAGGCAGCGAATAAATTCAGAGAGTGGCTCGCTGTTGAATTTAGTGTCGAGGACCCGTTAGACGAGGACCCCTTTTACTTAACACAGTGGAGCGAGCAATTCGTAATTGAAAGCAGGAACGTCAGCGCTGGTCGCTTGAGAGAAACTGCTAGTTATGTCGGTATGTTCGTGGGCATCGAAGATAGTGAAAGAGACAATAGAAAGGGAGCGTTTGACCGTGCTGTTAACATGTTCAATTCTAATCGTGACCGAGCAATAGACGAAGGTCACATTGGCATACTCACTGCTAAGGAAGGAGTTTGGCACATCAATGGCAAAGCGACTAGTGAGCGTGTAGATGGTAGTAACTTACCTTGGTATGGTTTTGAGCATGGCGACATGATTCTGTGCTTATTGAACACAAGGAATGGAGAGCGTAAACCTATGGCTCCAAAGAGCATCAGTAGGACTGCTTATTTCATGGGCTCACCTGAATCAGGTGGAGACATTCAAATGTGGCGTATCAACTTACAAGGTAAGTCTATGAATGCTGGTTATGAAAAGTGGGAGGCTTGTAAGATACAAGTTATCGAGCCTACTAACAAGGATTCAGATACATTATACACTAACAACAATTTCCACGAGGCTGTTGAATACACTAATGAATGGTTACCTGAACACCTCAGAACAGCATTGTCTCCTGACAGGTTACTAATCAACCCTAAGATGCACAACGAGTTTGTAGATTTGGCAGACTTAGTAGAAGCACATGAAGATAGAAAGATTGTTACCAATAACGGTATGACAATGAACCCTATCGTCATTACTAAAGGATACATTACTTATCTAAACAAAGAACCTATGGACAGCGAGTATGACCCTACTGGTCGCTCTTACAGACTAAACATATACGGGCCAAATGTAGACCCTGTGACTGTATGGGTTTCAGGTAGGATGCACGACGAGGACCGTGTGTTTGAATACAAGGATGCGAAAGGTAACTGGAGAGGTTACAATGAAAAGACGCAAGTAATTGTGGTCGGTAGATTGAGATTAAGACCTTACAATAACGAGATGCAAGCGAGTCTGAGTGCTCTCGGTATTCATATTCCTCACAAGACTGCCCGCCCTGCGGGTGGTAGTGGAGATACAACATTAGAACAATTTGGAGGGAACAAAGAATGAGTGAAAAGACAGACGATTACAGTTGGGTAACAGATGAAATGTTTGATGAGGCACTGTGCTATCTATTGGAAGATATAGGTAGTATAGCACTCATCAAGTCCATACCGGGCGTGTATGAATTGGTAAAAGAAGAATACAACAATGATGTATTAGCAAAATTAGAAGAATGGAGGAATGAAGAATGAGCGGCTGGGAAGCATTAGCAGAAGCAGAAGAAGTAGCGATAGCGAACAAAATCGAAGGTGAGGAAAAAGCAATCATTGCTGACCCTCAAGAACAGTTGAAAGAACTGGTTGAGAATATAGAGGAAAAGAAAGCAGAGGAGGTAGAGACTGTTTCTTCTACCGAGTTCCTAAGTCGATTCCCCGGTCTACAAGCCGAATTAGAATCACAGACTGAAGCACCATTGATTGAGCCAAGTAGCACTATGGCAGCGTTCGTGGGTCATGAGGGTAGTGGCAAGACTGGTCTTGCCATGGATGCCCACAAACACAAGCATCCCGAAGGTCTAGCCATTATACTTGACCATGACAATGGTGGCTTGTCTTGTAAGCAGGCGCATTATCACAATGACCCTTCTTTCCGCATCTTCTCTCCTTGGGTGATGCAACAAAAAGATAGAACTGCTTACAATTATCTATTGTCGTATAATCGTGTCATGGACATTTGTAAGTTTGCTGTCGAGTATGCAGAGAATCAATACAAGCCCGGATTTGAAGGACCTATGCTAAAGTCGTTCATCGTGACTGGGGTAGACCAGTTTGATGAAATGTGCATTACTTGCATGAAAATATACGACTTGGACATGAAAGCAACTGATGCAGTCGAAGCAGCGCACTCAAAGTTAAACGCTGAGATTGGTTGGAACTGGAACATCCGTGCGACTAGATTTAAACAATTGACAGCACAATGTCAGAAACTCAACCGTCTAGGTGTAGATGTTTATTGGGAAACTCATCTAAAGGAAGACAAAGATGGTAAGGTCGGATTCGATGGTTGGAAGTTTGCATGGCACGCTAGTGCTAACAAAGACCTTTTCCAAATTATTTGGTGTAAGGCCAAGCACATCAGAGACAATGACGGGTCCCTGACAGGTGAAGTCAGATACTCTGCTGAGTTCTTTAAACAGAAAACCAATCCTAATCTATTGAATCAGGAAAGACTTTACTTCGTCACAAAGAAAGGCGAAGATGCCCAATGGTATGGTCTGCCTGAATTGAGAGACGGAGTTATTTGATAACTCCCAAGTGTTGGGGCACTGAGGTTTATCCAGTAATAAAGGTAAAAGTTTCACGCCGGAGATAGTAGTCTTGTATATCCTATGAAGCCTTTCCCTCTGTAACCCATGAGGTGGTAATATGACTGAAATAACAATAAGTAAAGATAACTTCATCAATTTTTTGTCAAGTTTTGGCAAAGACTTGGGTGATATAGTGATTGATGTTCGCATTGGTAGTATATCTGCGGCTGTGGCTAAATCCACTCATTACATCCATAGGAAAATAGATTGTGGCTCAGAAAGCAGTGGTAAGATTTACATCACTGATATACCTAAAATGAAATCATTCTTGTCTACGGTCAAGACACCTGACTTAAAAATATCTCAGCAAGGTAAAGTTGGCACTCTACATATAAGAGCAGGTAATTCAAGTCTGCAATTGCCTACTTCTTCATATATAGAATCGCAAAAGAGAATTGCGATAGTAGAAAAAGCGATAGCCGACTCAAAGAAAAACATGTGGACTACTTGGTTCTCTATACCTTTGACTCATCATGCTAGAGTATCTAGTGAGGCTCTGAAACCTGCGACTGGATTCAAGAAAGTATTGGGTGACAAGTTTGCCTGTAAGACTGAGTTTGATGCAGATGGCGAGGAGTTCGTGATACGTGGGGGTAAGAGCGAGACTGGTAAAATGTTTGTCCGTGCACCGTTGTCCCAAGTAGATGCACCGTCTACGGCATCTCGTTCTGCTTTTGATAAATGGCTACCTGAGTTAGTTAGTAACTTACCTAACGGAGAATTGCAATTGCATACTGGCGACGAAACTGTATTAGTTATCGAACAACCTAGCACTAACTTTCTGATGATAGTGATTGACCAAGAGTATCAGGAGGACTAAACATGGCTAGAGACATTTGTTGGTATTGTGGTGGTAAACTTATTTGGGGAAGTGACCACGATGCAGAAGATTTGGGCTACGATTTACCGGGCATGATTACACATTTACATTGCTCAAACTGTAATGCTCAAGTAGAATATGTATTGTTAGAGGAGGAATAGATATGATAAAGCAAGGTCTGTTAGGTAAAACTGGTAAAATTGAGATGGGTAATTGTATAGTCAACGCACAATATAATAGAATGCAACTTTTAGAAAAACACTTGGATAAAGTGAAAGATAGTGACCCTAAGAATGTGAAAATATGTGTGGGTTCAATGGGTTTCAAATCAGACAATGGTAAGATACATTGGGAATACGGTGACCCACTACGCACCAGTTCCGAAGGTTGGGACAACCTAGGGGGTATGGATGCACACGCTTGGCTTACTTACATCGACAATGAAGATAACGAGATAATAGTAGACCCTTGGTTTAGGGCTTACGGTAAGATTTGTGATTTGTGGAATGTTCGTGCTAAGGACAAAAAGAATTGCAGGACTTATTTTCAGATTCAAGATGAGGGGGCTCATTATGTTGTTTACAATGCGATGATTATGTTGGCTATGATTAAAAATAAAGTTCCCAAAGAACTGAGTGATTGGCTTAGAGAATCAAGGCTTGGTGAAGAATAGTGATAATTGATACCTTCCGACCTGACCCTGAAGGGCCTGACCATATCTACAAGAGATGGCGTGATGCGGAAGGTAACTTGGTTGAAGAAACTGTGACAGACTTCAGACCTTACTTTTGGATTTCAGCAGACACTTCTCCTAGATACGTTGAGCGTATACTGGACCAATTCCCCGGCTCCGAAATAGACTGGGATGATACAGCGGAAGGGCTGAGAGATAACGAGAAACTAGTCAAGGTCTACACTTTTAGACAATCTGACATTAGAGAAATGGCTAGACGATTCAAGAAAACTTGGGAAGCGGATTTGAGCCTGCCTGATAAATATCTCATCGATGAAGTAAAAGAAATGCCTAAATGGAAACCTCGTGTATGGCATTTCGATTTAGAGTGGGACCCTAAAACAAAGGAGACTACTGTAATGGCTGTCATTGACAGTTACAACAACAGATACGTTTCATTTTGTTGGAAACATGACAACCCTAACGGATTATACGACATGGACCATTACATAGAGAACCGGGAGGTAGAATACGAAGTTGACGGAACTCCTGTCACACTTACCTATGAAAGGCATCTATACGGCTCAGAAAAGGATATGCACGAGGCTTTCTTACATTATTTAGACGAGTGCAACCCTGATGTTTTCATCGCTCACGCTATTATGTGGGCAGATTTACCTCACTTAGTTGATAGACTCAAGCAATTCCGTAGACTAAGCCCTTTGGGCAGAGTCCTTAGACCAAGAAACGATTCATATGACTATGTGGACCAACCCATACTGGGTCGATTGTGTTTCGATACAGCCGCCCCAGTCAGAAGCGGTAGTGGGTTTGAGCGTGTTTGGAAGGATAGCGGTAAACCTCAGTTGAAGAATTTGAAATTAGACACCATTGCAAAGGCTTGTAAGTTAGGTGGTAAGTTTGACATGGATGTATTTACTGGCTGGACTGAACGATTCGATGCTTATGTGGATTATTGTATGCAAGATACTCTCTTGCTGAAGAAGATAGACGAAGAAAACCACGTATTCAATTTCTTCTTGTCACTCCAACAATTGTGTGGTGTGTCTTTCCGCTCATGTCACAACGTGACTAGGTTTGCTAGAGGATTGATACAAAGGAGAACACATTGGAAGGCTCCTAGTAAGTCTACTCAAGAAAAACAAGAATTTGAAGGAGCGTTCATTCCACCACCTAAACCGGGTAGATATGAAGGAGTAGCCTGTGTAGATTACAAGGGCCTATACCCGTCAATCATTTTGTCGCATAATCTCAGTTGGGAGACACAGGTGCCTAAAGACATGGCAGGCGAAGATGGTATCAGGCAGTTACCTGACGGCACTTGTTGGCGACAGGGAGTAGACGCATTACTACCTACAATGGTCACTGAGATGTTTGAACTGCGTGATGCATACAAAAAGAAAATGCGGGAAGCCCTCTCTGAAAATGAGAGAAACGGATGGAACACATTACAATTAGCGGTCAAGCGTGTGATGGCTTCATTTTACGGTATGACTGCTAGTTCACATTGGGGTTGGTCAGACTTTGACATAGCCTCTGCGATTACAGCCTGCGGTAGGCGGGCTATCAGATTCCTAATGGAAGAATCGGACAAACAGGGATACAGTTCTCTGTATGGTCACACCGATTCAGCCTTTGTTCAAGTTCCATTTGACGAGGCGACTGCTCTTGCAAAACACTTGACTGAGACTGTTCAAAGAGAGCATGAATCTAGCCACCTGATTGTAGAGTTTGAAGCATACATGCCATACTGGATTGTAGGCGGCAAGAATCTCTACTATGGTATATGTTCTTATCCACCTGAAGATGAAGGTAAGGTCAAGAGTGCAAGATGGGGTAAAATCAGCACTCTTGCACCCATCTCTAAGAATCTTGAGAACGATGTGCTCACAGCCATTTGCACAGGAGCAGATGAAAGTGAAGTTATCTCGATGGTCAGACCTCTGTCAAAGCAAATACAACGTGGAGAAGTGAATTGCAAAGAGATAGCCACCACTACTAGATTACAAAAGCCTCTGCGTAATTACGCCATGACCACAGGCGGTGCTGTGAAAGCGGCTAGATATTACAATGAGCATTTGTCTAACGGCTCCCAATTAGGTGAGGGAGACAGTGTGAATTGGGTCTATGTGAGTAAAACACCTGACCATTTACCATCTGTTGATGTTGTCGCCTTTGAAGATGAAAGTGATTTGAATGATTTCGTCTTAGATTATCATAAAATGGTAGATAGACTTGTCAGGGCGAAGATAAAGCCTATATTCAGCGCACTAGATTGGGATTTGGAAATGGCTAGCGGGGCAGCAGTCCCCAAGAGATATTGGTGATAAAATGAGTGCGATAGAAGATGAAGTATGTAAAAAAATACAAGCACGCTCAGATGTGGGTAAAGAGAAATATGGCGTGACTATGGAAGAAGAAGTTCTGTCTATACGCCAATGGCTCGTGCACTTACAAGAGGAATTGATGGATGCTACTGTGTATATTGAAAAGTTGTTGGGGATGGTAGAATGAGTGACCGTTCTCATTGGACTCCTCTTGATTGGGCGAGCCTTAGATACCATCCATCAATCACCTGCGCTTGTTGTAATGAGCGATTTGCAAAGAATATACCCAAGCCTGTAAAGTTAAAGGAGGAGAGCGAATGAGTGACAGAGACTGGAGTGCATACGCCAAATCCACATACGCTTGGAAGCCCGGTCATGATAAAATGCTAAGGATGACAAAGACAAGCCTAACATCAGACTTCGACTTCTGCCCAAAGCAATACGAATACAAGCGTATACACAGGCTTCCTGAGCCGTCTACTGACGCTATGACAAAAGGAACTAATATTCACAACGCAATTGAGGCATACTACAACAACGTATTACCTGTCTTAGAGGAATTGCACACTCTAGTTCTAAGAGATAAAATGGAGGAGGCTAAACAACTCGCACTGAGCATCATGCCTGAAGAAGATTATGTGTTGGGCGAAGAACGGTCAATAGACAGAAGAATTACATGGGATTTGCTACGATTACGTGATGTTGGTAAAGATAAATACTTACCAGTTATAAATGAACTAGAAGTCCATGCTTTTGTTGAAGAAGAAATAGAGTTCAATGGTGAAATATACAAGATTCCTATTCATTTTGCTGGAAGCATAGATAGAGGGTATGAGACTGAAGATGGAACAGTTTCACTTATGGAATTGAAAACAGGCAAATGGGTTCAAACTAAAAACCGTCAAGGTGAATGGCAAGATTCCAATTTCAAAGTTAAATCCATGAGGACAGAAATGGCATTTTACAAGAAACTCCTCAAAATGGCAAACCATCCGTTACAAGATGTAACTCATTGGGGGTGGGTTTATCCTTCAGGTAATGAATCTAAATTACAGCCCCTCAACAAATACGGACAAGAGCAAAGAGGCATCAATAAAATATTCTACGAACCATGCACAGGTCGTAGAAACACCGATTATGAAAAGAGGATTGATAAATTAAAAGTGGCATTACTCACTGCTTATCTTTCTGAACACTTTGCTCCTGCACCTAGTGCTGGTAAGTGTGCTTGGTGCAATTTCAAATCAATATGTCCTTCTTGGGAAGGTAGTGATGACCCCCAAGAATACTTAGACAATTACGAGGAGGTAAAAAGATGAACAAAGCAATGTTGGGTAGAGCGTTAGAAGTGCTTCTGTCAGAAATAGTGGGTAGGGATGTTGAAGTGACGTTTACAAGGTTAGGCCAAGGTAAAGATTATTCAGTATCTATACAGACAACACTGTATGAGTTTGATGAGAATGTAAGCGGTCCAAAAGGACCAATGTATATTTCTCTGAATAACTATCTGTTACAGGACACTGGTGAAGTTCTAAGAGTTTTGAAGAAGATAGTAGACGATTATAGGAAGTGATGATTTGAAGTTGACCTTTGACTTTCCAAGGGAAGTAATGGAACTTGGAACAGAGAAGGGCAGAGGATACAGAAAGATAGTCAGAAACAGTGGTGACCTAGAGAGATACTGGGCTGGTAAAAACGGCGTATCAAACGCATACATGACTGTCTACGGTTATAGGGCTACTATACCTCCTTACAACAAAAGAGTCAATCTCAAAACGCCTATAATAAGACATTTTGTAATGGACTTCGACCCGAAGAACTTTACTCAACGTGATAGACCTGATGTAGAACCTGAAGTGGCACTTTCTCAGGCTTTGAAGTTGCATCATTATTTGTTAGATAAGGATATAACTCACTCAGTTTGGTATAGTGGCGGTGGGTTTCACATTTGGGTAGCATTAGACAAACCCTACATGCCCAGTAACGAGAGTAACCTTTCAGATATTAGAGAGGCTGGTATGATAATTGTTAGTGACTGGATAAATGAATTAGATTTATTTTGCTCTGACCCGGCTGTTCCTTTCGATACTAGTGGTATGATTCGTATACCTAATTCCTATAATTCAAAGCGTGGTTTATGGTCTATACCGCTGTGCACTAATGACATGGAGAGAGGGCTTGATTTCATTATGGAAAAAGCACTAGACCCCAAGTCAGGAATGATACCGTATGGCGAAAAGGGGCTTGTCCTAAATGTCATAAAGACAGACAGGAAAAAAGGTGTATTCAATCCCAACACTCAACCAATAGATTTACCCACAGTTTCAATGCAAGGTGTGATAATATTACCTTGCTTAAATTCGGCTGCTTGTAGATTAGGCAGTAATCCGAGCCATGACGCTAGGGTTCAACTAGTGAAATACCTATCAAAGCGTTTGAGAAATTTCATACCCGTTGAAAGAATACCTAAAGAAAACTTAACAGAGCATACCGAAATGATTGTAAATTACATTCGTTCGCTTCAATGGGCTGACTTTGACGAAAACACTACCCGCTATCAGATAAGCACGATTGTAAGCACAGAGTATCCACAAACATGCTCTATGCTTCACAAGAAGGGTATGTGCTTAGGCAAATGTCGTTATTGGGACAAAACAGGGGCGATAGAATGAAAGAAAACAAATTGTATTTCAAAAAGGGTAGACACATAAATCGGATAATTAGAGTATTCAATGAGCATGGTGACGGACTGAGCACTATGGACATTATGGATTTTTTAAATGAACAAACGGATTGTAGAGGTTCGGTATACACCAATCAGCCAGCCAAAGGTAAAGTAAGTCAATATCTGTGCAAATACCCTTATTTTGAAAGGATGGGGACACGAAAGCAGCCATACATTAATGGAAGTTCGACAGTAGCAATATGGAAATTAGCAGAGGATAAGTTATGAAAACTGTATTTGAATTGATAAAGGCGGTAGGAACTATCATCGTGCTGATTCCAGCATTGATTATACTATACCCTTTGCATTGGTTTAACGAGAAGGTGATGAAATGAAAGAAGCGTTGACAATAGATAGTAACGAAAGAGGCTCTCTGAAGGATGCTGTTGTGAGGGCGGCTGAAAGAGAGGGCTTTACTACTAAAATAGAGCACTTACAAGGCATGGGAGACTACAAGGCTGGTAATGCACATATTGAGTGTAAAAGTCTATCTGATTTATTCCAATCAAGTCACAGCGGGCACCTGATGAGGCAAATGGATAACTTAGATGCTAACTGCGAAAGGGTGTTTCTAGTGGTTCACGGTGACATTGCTAAATATGTGTCTATTTCTAAAAAACAAGGCAGGAACGTCTCATACTCTAAAGTTATGAATCAACTACTCGGAACATTTGCTAGAATTACAGCAGACTTCGATTGCCATATTTATAGGGCTAAGGATTACAACGAAGCCGCTATGTTCATCGCTAAATTACATTCAAAGTTACACAAACCTGCTAGTCGCCATGGCGCTAGAGCAGTTACAAGAGTCAGCACCAATGATGTGAGAGCCGATATGTTGATAGCAGTGCCGGGATTCGGCCCTGAGTTAGTAGGTAAATTACTTGACAGGTGTGGCTCAATAGAAGAAATGCTTTTTCCTGAGTCATTGAAGCAAGTAAAGGGGATGGGTAGCACATTGAGGAAAAGATTACTCGATGTATTGACATCAGAGGAACCTATAACAGTCAAAAAGACATACAGTAAGAGAGGGATAAATTATGATGGAGCACAAGGCTAGTGATTATGAATGCGTGAAAAAATACCCTATTCTAAGAGGTTACTTAGAACACTTCAAGCAAGTGAGTATCAACAATGAAATACCGGGTTTGATTTCATTTTTCTTCATTTTAGGGCAAGTGGCTGTGCCATTCGTGAGAATACCAATCAAAGGTAGTAATCTCGACCCAAGAGTGAACATGTTTTGGATTCAAGATACTAGGACAGGTAAGTCAGCGGCCTATCAGATAATTGAAAAGATACTCAAAGAATCGGGCCTCAACTCTCAAGATTACAATTCAGGTAATGACGCTGCATTGGTTGGGACATTAGTGCCTGACCCTGAATCAGAAGACGCTAGGAACCCTACAATGATAGTAAGAGAGGGTATATTGGCTGGAAGAAAAGGTTTGAATTTCGATGAGGGGAGTGTCATTCTCAAAACTGGTCAGCATAATGAGAACACCACTTTATTCTTACAATCAGCATTGAACTCCGCTGGAACTGGTAGAAACTACTTGACAAAGCACATGGCTAGAGATAGTTTTAGAGTCAAGTCTGAAGTTTCTTTGTGGATTACTACTTATCCTCCAAAGGGTATCAAGGAACACGTTCTTGACAAGGGTATATTTCAGCGTGTTTTGACCTACTGGCGGCAATGGACACTTGAAATGAAAAAGGCTGTCAACCACGAATTGGCTGACGGAGTATACTCTGATGATGTGATGGAAGTATCTTTTGGAGAAGTAGTAGATTTCTTCAAAGAAAGCCAAAAAGCATTGAAAAGGAGAGTTTTGAATTTAACTGACATTCCTCCGCTGGAATGGAATGAGATGACGGAGGATGAAAGAGAAGAAGTGGTGATGAAGTTAATGAAAGTCATGTTTAGACCTGACGAGGCGTATAGACCTGCTTTGATTTCAGCAATAGATGAGTATTACAGTATTGTAGAAAAGATGAGTCCTGACAAACAGGGTATATGTGCTTCTTTCATTATGGGTTTACAGAACTATACCAACATCTTAGCACATCACATGGCTATGATTGAAGGCACATGGGTGGTAAGAGGTGACCATATTGACATGGCTAAGGAGATTCTGTTTGACTTGTATCAGAACCTCATACAGTGGCTTGAATCAGAGGTTAACATAGGTGCTGGTGCTAGTGAGAAGAATAAAATGCAAGGTCTTTGGAAGAAAGCATTCTCAAAAAGTGAATTGTTTGACTTTGACGACCATCGTGGCACAGGTTGGGCTAAGAAGAAAGAAGTCATGGATGTATTCGGTAAACTGGCTAATTTCAACAGCCATGCGTCGATAAATAGTAAGTTTAACATGTATGCTTCTGAAATGTTCAAAGACACTAGGGAAGGAGTCAGAGTATATGTCAAACTTCGTAAAGAGTTCATGTCAAAAGGAGGTCAAGTATGACCGCCGAATGTATAATATGTGACACCAAAATTGGAGATAACATAGGGGGGCACTATATGGGCATGCACCATAGAAATCCTGTTATAATTTGCGACTGGTGCAAGATGTGTATGGAGGACTTAATATCGCCAAAATGTTAGCACTAGACATCGAAACTGCCAACTTCTCTCATGAAATAGGCGGGTGGGGTAAAAGCCATTTGTTTGAACCATCAGTAGTAGCCACTTGGGATGGTCAGAATGGAACTGTTTATGCTAACGAATCAGTTTCTAAATATCTTCCTGAAGGCACTAATGTAAAGAAACTACATCCTAAAGTTCTAGGTGAAGATTTGGCTAAGCATGTGTCCGAAGGAGGTATGGTGTTAGGTCACAACCTCAAGCAATTCGATTTACCCATCATTAGGGATGCACTAGACTGTTGGACAGCCGGTGACATTATGGCTAAATCAGAGGAGCAAGTGTTTGACACATCTGCTCTATTAAAGAGTATAGTAGGTCACGCAGTTCCTTTATCGGATGCCTGTTACCACACTTTGGAAAAAGGTAAACTGATGAACAGTCACGATGCGCCCATAGAGTGGCGTAAGGGTAATTATAGTAAAGTCGCAGAATATTGTTTAAAAGACGCTGAACTAGTTTACGAACTGTGGGAACACGGTGTGAATGAGGGATTTGTCAAAGCGAGATGTAGACATACTGGTGATGTAAAAGAATACGAAGTAGACTGGTGACATCAAAAATAAGGAGAGGGAAAAATGAACGAAAACGAAAGCAACACAAGTGCAGTAGTGCACAATATAAGAGCAGCAAAAAGAGCCGTTTCTACGGTAAAGACGACACTTGGTCCTATGGGTATGGACAAGATGATGGTTGACGGTGGTGGCAATGTCATTGTAACAAATGATGGTGCAACTATCCTGCAACAACTTGACATTACTCATCCAGCGGCTAAAATGGTAGTAGAAGCAGCAAATACGCAAGAAAACATGTGTTATGACGGAACCACTAGCACAGTAGTGTTAGCGGGTGAATTACTTGGTAACAGTGAACTATTATTCAATAAAGGGTTACATGCTAATATAATCTGCAAAGGTTACAGAAAAGCGTCCAAATGGGCAACGGAGCATATCGAAAAACTCAGTCAGCCAGTTGATACTAAATTAGCAGATGTGGCAAAGACCTCGATTACAGGAAAGACACTAGAATCTAGTATGGACCATGTAAGTGGTTTGTGTGTAGAAGCAGTCAATAACGCTAAGGGAGACTATGACAGAATAAGAGTTCTTTGTCAACCGGGCGGCTCATTAGATGATTCTTCTTGTTTTAGTGGTGTGATTCTGCACAAAGAGTTCATGCTACCAGCCATGCCGCTCACACCTATTCCAAGAGCATTGCTCATCAATACTGGGCTAAGTGACAACCAGTCTAATGACAATGTGCAATTGAATCTAGGTTCTGCCGCTGAATATCAACAATACAAGCGCCAGTCCAGTAGAGACAATTGGGTTGAAAAAGCACAGTCTATCATGGAACTATTACCTGAAGGCGGAGTGGTATTTGTCAGAGATACTGTGAATGAAGTCGTAGCAGCCACACTTGCTAGACAAGGTATATCGGTGGTTCAACGTATACCTGAAAGCGATATGACAGCGCTTTCAAAATTACTGAATACTACCGTAGCACATGGCGCTGAAGATTTAGTAGAGCCAGTAGACTGTGATGTTGAGTGTAAGACTATCGGTGATATGAAGTATGTAGTGGTTAAAGGTAACGGCGAAGTTACTACTCTAATTCTAAGAGGGGCAACTAAACAAACATTAGACGAAACTGAGCGTGGGTTTGAAGATGCACTAGGTGTAGTCTGTTTAGCATACGAAAGTGGTAAAGTGGTTTCGGGAGGAGGTTCTTCTTATCTGAACGCTGCGCTTTATTTACGCTCTCGTGCAGCAGAAGCAGGTGGTCGTGAACAAATGGCTATCGATGCCTTTGCTGATGCGTTAGAGTCTATACCGGCTTCTATTGCAGAGAACGCAGGGCATGACCCTCTTGACACCATTCTAACTCTAAGGAATGAACACATTGCTGGTGCAACCAGCGCTGGTCCTGACATAGAAAATGGTGGTGCTTGCTCAATGGAAGATGCAGATGTTTGGGAGCCTCTTGATTTGGTCAAGCAGGCGATTCAATCTGCTAGCGAGGTTACTATCAGTATCCTACGCATAGATGACATCATCGGTAAGCGTGGCGATTAATACCTTTCAGCCCGCTTTCTCAGATAACGTGAAAGTCTGCCACCAGCCTTCTTTGAGATAGGTTCGGCTTTGCGTTTTCGCTTACCTTTGAAACCCAGTTGTCCGTGAAATCTAATGTATCCGCAGAATGAACATTCGTGCAATACGGCTACTTCACCGCTGATGTATTTACCTGATATAGAAAGAGGTAGAGAAATACGATTGCAGTTTTCACATTTTTGTTTGAGCATATCAATTAATCTACCCATCAACTCACCGTATGTAAGTCGAGTTTGTGCCAGTTGGCACCGTCGTAAATAAATTTACCATATTGATTAATGGCTACATCTACGTTGATTTTACTACTAGTGCTGTGACCGCCACTGGTAGAATCGAAATGCAAAGTGTGACTACCAGCCTTGTGATAAATCTCTACTATATGACCGGCTGCAAACGTCCCTGTTGGATTTATAGTTCTATTATTATCGGTGGTAACAATCCAAACATTAGAGTCGTGGAATTTGAACGTCACATTGCCAGTGGTAGTAACCACTGCTAGTCTGTCAGGACCAAGAACATGAGTGCTAGCCGCCGGACTGGAGTTTAAATTTCTAGGTATGCCTGCCATTATTACACCATGCTTGTTACCGCTTTGGTCTAAGGCATGAGTTTGCCATATAGAGCCAAAAGTGCTACCGCTAAAGTCTCCATCTTCAGGTGAAGTAAAAAAGCCGTCAGGGTCGTCTACTATGTTACTAGCGTCTACGTTACCTATCGCCCCTTTTGTCATAGGTGTGAGATAAAGAGGTGATGTGCGAATGAACGCTCTCCTGTCGTGTATAACAGGGCTGGTATTCAAAGAAGAAGTTACACTACCTGCACCGCCTGTCATCTGATACCTAAGAACTGCCAATACAGTAGTTTGGTGGTTAGCATCAGTATTTCCAGTTATACTGGGATTCGATAAGAAACGATTAGGTATCAGTGGAGTGCCAGTTGATGGTGCGGCAGGAGTTCCCATTTCATACATAAGGTGCGCTTCGGGCGTTTCTCTACCCACTAAAAATACAGTAACAAATACATCACTGTTACTAGAGGGAACGCTGGGTAAGTCACCACTATGGTTAGCCCCTGAACCAGTTGTGCCTATGATAAATGTCTCGTGGTTGCCCGGCCCGTTAGCGAATTTATACATCACCCCATCTAATACACAGTATCCACCATAGACCTTTACTTCACCTTGAGTAGCAGTCATTTCTATGAAACCCGGAGTATTAGCGATTATGCTATTTCTATTACCATCACCTTTTGCTCCGTCGCCTAACCTCAGTATACCATTGCCATGTATTGCTTCGTATAAATTAGTCAAACTAGGACTAGTCAAACCGTCTCCATCTCTTAGACCTTGAGAATCGACTGTCATACCACTTGCACTTGTATGGCCTGCTTTCGGATTAGTCATGCTGTCACCTCTATCACTGCTGAAAATACTATTTCATTGTTGTTGTTTTTCTGAATCGAATTGTAAGTGTAGCGCATGAAATCAGTTGTATCTGTTGAATCTGACGGATTTTTGTAACGTATAACCACTTCCCTCAAAGGTCGGGTAAAAGAAGTATCTAATGCTAGTTTCGCTTCCACTATCAATGTGTTATCATCTACCACTCTTATATTGGGAGTAACTACCGTAGCAGGATTACCTATACCTCCATCTTCTTGAGTAGCAATGGTCCCATCGAACCCAAATACCACTTCGTTTATTCTACTTTTTAGTGTATCAATTAAATACCTAGTTCCTTCATTTAATAACGGCAAATCATCCTCTCCTTGTTTTCAGATAACTACTATGCACCATACCAATCTTCAGAGACTGATTACGTGTTTCGGGGAATGCCTGTGTAGATAAAATAAACAGTTCTTCGTTGTCTAAGATAGGGTGCACGCTAGCAGATTTCAAAACTACCGTATTAGGTCCAACAGAACTTGCGTTGATATGACCTAATTTGTTACCGTTAGTAGTGAATACTGGTTGATTGTCAACAGTGAATACAGAGTTAGCACCAGTCCCATCAGTAGTGAAACTGGTAGTGCCTATGGCATGACCACCGCCATTATTGATAAACACACCAGTGCTTTCTAACACGAGGCTACCGTTGATTGAATTACGCCTTGTCATGCCTAGAGTGTAACCGACACCTCTGTTCATATCAACTCTCTCAGATATTTGATATGACACTTTGACCTTGAAACCAAAAGACGTAGAAAATTCTTCAGTAGCAAACTGTCTGTTTCTCTCTTGATTATCGTTAAGATTACCACTCACATCGATTTCTTGAAACCTCTGTAACACATCTTCTAAAGTTACATCGACTGAATTGACATGTAACTTGCTTATTCTTGAGTTTAAGTCTAATGTTGTTCCTAAGACAACATATCTTTCGTTATCGGTTCTTGATTTGTAAGATACCATATCACCCGGATGAACGTGAGTGACTGCTAAAACGTCAGATAACTTACGTGAACCTGATGCGTTTTTGGCAATCTTCAACATTCTTTGCCCTATCAATTTAGCACTCGCTTTAGTTACTGCGGTTGGAGCGTGTATACCTCCGGGCACTTCTACTATGCCTGTTTCTTGACGGCCAAAGTCATCAACTTGTATAACATTGTTGTGATTGTTAGCCCTCGGTTTTCCTCTTACTACGACTCTGTTTGGAGTAGTTTCACTACTGTCATCAGTAGTGCCACCTAGCACTCTACTTTCTGTAAGTAAATATTCTCGTTCTATATGATTCTGAGGTAGATAGCAGAGGTTGCCAAACCTATCTCCTTTAGGACTGTAACCATCATGTTTGGCTAAATACCTTAGAGCACTGAATGCCTCTACACCATAGAAATCTTGAGCGATAAATGTAGAACTAGGTGAATTTGCTCTAACGCCATTGATAGAACTAGTATTAGCCTTAGCAACCCTAGCAGCCAAATCAGAAGTTCGCAAGCCTACTCCTACTTTCTGAGCGAAATGGATGACTTTATCGGTGAACCCTATGTCCTGTAAAGTTCGCCCTTTCATGTTCTCTAACCCGTATCTAGTCCCTTTGGGAGCGTCTTTTATTTCTGACAAAGCAAGCAACTGATTATGGTTGTCTGCACCTACTACCAAAGCCGGTATGGTGCTCGTAGTTGTTACTTTATCATTGTCAAAAAATAACGCTCCTTCATAAGTTACGCTACTTGTAGGATTGTGAAGTAAACGAATAGTATCTTCTTCTTCAATCAGTTTGTATCTTTTTTCAGTGGTAGGTATGAAGTCGCTTCCAGTTGGTTTGTTGACTGCAAAACCTGCTTTTACTTTGGTGTATTCTCCATGTCTCACAGCGTTGTCTACAAATCGTGGCTTACGCACTACTTTCATTACAGCGTTTTGGTCGGCATCAAAGCGACCAGTTGCGAGATTCTTACCTAGCGCCATCCTTAATCTCCCCTGTAAGGTTCTGCTAAATGCGCCCCTTGTTCTAACATCATCCGATTAGCATCTTCCCAATCAATTTCATCATGTGTGTTAGGGTCAAAGGGTTTCACATCATGATTACGGTCTAACCATTCTCCCGCTTCTTTGAGTTGAGGAACAGCGTATCTTTTGTGCACATTTTTGTCTTTTCTAAAAACATGATATGGCTTAATCAGATAAGGTTGTGCTGAATCGCCATAATGCATGTCAGTATCGTATCCAAGAAAAGGAACCCATTGACCTGCTTGCGGCTCACCTTCTTCATACTCAGTCTGTCCGGTTTCAAAGTCGTATGCCGAGCCTCCGCCACTTCGTTGGTAAAATGGTATTTTCCTTTCTCCTTTTGAAGACTTTATTGTGACTATACCAAAAGGCTCTTGGCTGTAACTGTAACCTAAGAAATCAAACTTATGTGACTGGGATTGCTTTAGTATCATCCAAGCCTCATCCATCGGTATCATGTCACTCACTCCCCGCTATGGTCCCCTGTGTTATAAGATGCATCGCCCTTACTGCCTTTCGGATGAAGTGTCTGACTATACCTTGGTTGGACACTATAATCACCCTCTCCATCATCTACTGATTTTCTACTAGCGTCTGCTCTAAAGTGCTCAAGTGTGTTCTCTGACATAACTACTCTTGCTACTGGAGAGCGTATGTCAGTTTTGTCATAGCCAGTCACATCTACGCCCTCTATCTTAGGACCTTGGCTTATAGGCACAGTTACACTTGAGCCGGGCACTATTGTATATACTGGAGCATAAGGTGGTGCACTCGGAGTTCCTATGCGTGAAGACGGCACATCGCTTGTAAATAGTCCATATTTACCGCCTGCTGTCGCTCTGTAAAAGTTAGCATTTTCTTGAGGGCTGCTCCCTTTCAAAGTAGCATACGCTCTAAACATTTGGCTATGTTTGTAATCAAGGATATGCGTAGGTCTGTATAAGAATTGTATAGCGCTATCTGTGTAGTTTATATTCTCAAATATAGGGTCATGATTAGCATCCTCATAGGGGTTGGATGACTGACTCAAAGTTGCACTGTTTATTGTATATTTTTCAGAAAGGTAACTTTCTACTTGCTTCTGTTCAAAGTCAGTTAACGCACGATTGTAAAATATAACCTCTGCCATTTGGCCGGTCAATTCAAATGAGCCTACGTCCCCCAACACAGGGAAAGAAGTAGTTGCAGTTTTCTTTGTGAATACAGCATTTGATGTTGCTTCGGAATTACCATTAACAAAGAGTGTTTGAGTAGTAGAGCCGCCTCCAGCACCATCACTACCCTCCATTTTTAGAGTAACGATAGAAGGAGTATTAGGAACTACTGTATCGTTTCCAGCAGAAATGACTGTAACACCGCTACCTGTCCCTGTTCTCCATTGCCAATAGTTGTTACTACCTGTCATTCTTGCATACAAAAGCCATCCAGTATTTCCGTTTCTATTTTCAACAATACCATGAAAGTTACCATCATCAGCATCGACAGTTGAAACTATGAACACAGTGAAATTATTAGGATTCAATTCAGAACTAAAACTAGTGCCAATCGCATCATCGCCATCGAAATGAACTAACGGTTGGTCGTTATAATCGCTGTCACTTGCTACGAAATCAGGTTGTTGGCTTACGGTTGACTGGGTAAAGTCATGTCCATGACCACTTAAATCACTCCACAGGCTAACAGCATCTCCATCATTTAAATTAAGACTATCTGCTTTTAACCAAAGAACCATTCCACTTCTAGGTAGTCCAAGACCCCAGCCCTTCACATCCAAATTACCAGCGTGCTTACTCCACTCCATGACATAAGTTCCACCTAATGACCACATTGCATGAGCGTTAGAGTGCTTGACCACACCTGTGACTGGTTGAGCACTCCAATTCAGAGCAGTCATGTCTAAGTCTTTGAGAGTGCGACTACCTACATTGTATGCTCCTCTGATGTTAGTTCTTTGACCGACTTCTCTGTCTGTATGCAGACTCGC